GCTGCTGACTTAAACGAAACTTCATTAGAAAACGCAGTTATTCAGTTAGCTGGTTGGACAGATGAAAGAGGTTTATTGATTGCTGCTAAACCACGTAAATTAATTATCCCACCAGCGTTACAATTCGTTGCTACACGTTTATTAGATACTGACTTAAGAGTTGGTACAGCTGATAACGATATCAACGCATTACGTACAAATGGTGCGATTCCAGAAGGCTATGCAGTAAATCACTTCTTAACAGATACTGATGCATACTTCTTAACAACCGATGTTCCTAACGGTATGAAGCACTTCGAAAGAACTGCATTAACTACTTCTATGGACGGCGACTTCGACACAGGTAACGTACGTTACAAAGCTCGTGAGCGTTATTCATTCGGTTGGTCAGATCCCCTCGGTATGTGGGGCTCACAAGGCGCTGCTTAATTAATTAAGCGGAGTCTGACTCTCCTCCTAAGACCCAGTTTCGGCTGGGTCTTTTTTTATGTATAACTCATGGTTTTCTTGATGAATGTTATATCTATAGGCTTTAAACTGTGAACTGTCATATATGACACTTTATTAATTTAAGGAGACACATTATGTGGACTAAACCATCAGCAACAGAAATGAGATTTGGCTTTGAAGTAACAATGTACGTATGCAACAAGTAATTTATGTACGTAGATTGTTAGATACACTCGACTGTGTCTAATTTAAAGTTCGCGAAATTAGGGGCTATACAGCCCCTTTTTTGTTGTATAATGTCTATAAAATGTGTATCATATAATTATTCGGGAAACAACAACTTATCTAACTGCCCCGACAGACGCATACACGATAGATAAGTTTAACTTTGTATGGAGAATTATAAATGGCAAACACAACCTTTACTGGTGCAGTCCGTTCAGAAAACGGTTTTCAATCAGTCACCAAAAACGAAACTACAGGTGCATATACCGTAGAAGCAACTTACGACGCACGTCCTAACTTTAGACAAACTGTTGACACTTCAACACTAAACGTAGCGACTGCAGTTACTACAACTTTAACAACAGCTCAATCAGGTACATTATTCTCAATCGATGGTACAGATAATAAAGTAGTTAACATGCCTGCTTTATCTACAGCTAACGTTGGTACAACTTATGAATTCTTAGTAACTACTGCAGTTGGCGCAGCTAAAACTGTAACTTTAGTTTTACCTGGTGCTGGTGTATCTAATTGGTTCGCAGCATTAGCAGACGCTGACGGTGCTGCTGGATATGTATTTGATGTTGCAGGTGATACATTAACATTACCTAACTCAACAGTTGTTGGTTCTAGAATTAAAGTAGTTTGTGTATCAGACGACGGTACAAACTCTACATGGCAAGCTGACGCAATTTCATCACCAATAGCAACAGTAGCTTAATAGGAGATAACTCATGGGCATGAACGGAGATATATGGGCAGTGACCCCTTCCACAAGTGCTACCTATTATAGAGCAGCGGCATCTATTGCAGGTGCCGGTGCATTGACCTTACTTACTCAAGATGCAGGACCTAACGGTGTAGGCTACAAAGTTCGCTTTACATCTGCAGGCGATGACCAAGGCATCACATTTACAATCGTAGGTATTAAAGTTGGTGATTTAAGTGGTAAGTTTACAACTGAAGTTGTAACAGGAGCTGATACCTCTACCGCTGATTCATCAAACTTCTATGCTTATATTGAGAGTATTACTGCTTCTGGTGCATCAGCAGGAAACGTAAGTATTGGTACAACTGGTTCAATTGCTTTACCTAGAACTCGATTAAAAGGGTTCTATTATTTAGCTAGTGGTACAGCAGGTAGTATTAAATTAAACTTAAATAGCACATCAGGTGCAGAACTATTAAACCTATCTACTCCAGCGAGTGCGACTGGTACACAAGATATGTTCTTACCTGGTATGGGTATTTTAACCACACGTAGTAACAACACAGACTTTTCAATATTGACTGTAACTAACGTTACTGACGTGACTTTATTCTGTGGCTAAGAATGGCAACAACTAAGAAAAAAGGAATGGGGATTAAAACTTCTGTGAAGTCGGGTAACTTTCGCCCGACCAAGCAGGGTGCTGGTATGACTAAGAAAGGCGTTAAAGCATACCGCAAAGCCAATCCCGGTTCTAAATTAAAGACGGCTGTTACTGGAAAAGTCAAACCTGGTTCTAAAGATGCAAAACGACGTAAGTCATTTTGTGCTCGATCAGCAGGACAGATGAAACAGTTTCCAAAAGCAGCTAAAGACCCTAACTCTAGATTGCGTCAAGCAAGAAGGAGATGGAAATGTTAACAAAGGTAATGAATCATATGGACGAACCAACGAAACACGCATTAGATGCAGCTTCTGTTTTTACTGCTGTAGGCTCAGTCCTACAATGGTTACCGGAAGTAGCAGCTTTATTTACAATCATATGGACAGGCATTCGTATTAATGAAACTAAAACTGTTCAAAACTGGAAAGCTAAACGTCGTAACATGGCTACGCTAAAACCTTTTCTAGTGGATGAAAAAGAAACTAAAAAAGAAAAACCTGTAAAGCCAGAAGCATTTGACGCTAAAGCTCACAGAGAAAAAATAAAAGCTATGGAGCAAAACGATGCCTCCAAAGAGTAAGAAACAAAAAAGGTTTATGGAAGCGGTAGCTAATAACCCTAAGTTTGCAAAGAAAGTAGGCGTGCCTACAAAAGTAGGTAAAGAATTTACAAAGAAACCAAAGTCCAAAAGGAGAAAATGATGGGCGACGAAAAAAAGAAAAAAGTAATTAAACCTGAAGACGAGAAAAAACGTATTAAGGACATGGCTAAAAAAGAACGTATGAAAAAAATTCTTACTGAAGACATGGAGACGTTTGGACCTAGAGAAGAATCTAAAACTATGAAACCTAAGGAACGAATGGTTGGAGTAGTTCCACAACCAAAAACTATGGGCGGAAACATGCTTAAGGAAAAGAAAAAAGCAGGTGGTAAGATTGGTATGGGTATGACCAAGAACAACTATAAAAAAGGTGGTAAAGTTTCGTCTTGTTCTAAACGTGCAGACGGCTGTGCTAAACGTGGTAAAACTAAAGGACGTATGATTTAAGGAGAATATTATGGCTGGATGTGGTGGCATGAGAAAGAAAGCAATGGGTGGCAAAATTAAAATGAAAGAAGGTGGAAGCTTTCCAGATTTAAATGAAGACGGTAAAGTCACTAAAGCTGACATATTGATGGGAAGAGGCGTAGGCGAAGATAAAAAAATGAAAAAAGGTGGTAAAGTTAAAAAGGGTTACCACAAAATGCCTGACGGTAAACTTATGAAAGATTCAGATCATAAGAAAAAGAAAACCAAAAAGAAAATGGCATACGGTGGCGGAGTCAAGAAAATGAAAAACGGCGGTAAAATTGACGGATGTGCTGTTAGAGGTAAAACTAGAGGTCGCAACGTATGATGAAATGTCGTGGCATGGGGAAAGCAATGAAACCAGTTGCTTTGAAGAAAGGCGGTACTGTAAAAGATGCTTGTTACAAAAAAGTAAAAGCTCAATACAAAGTTTTCCCTAGCGCGTATGCATCAGGTGCTATTGCTAAATGTAGGAAAAACAAAGGCAAGAAATAATGGCAGTCAGGAAGACAGCTAAAGGTGCCGCATTAAAACGCTGGTTCAAAGAAGATTGGAAAGACGTTAGAACCGGCAAAGCGTGTGGTAGACAGAAAGGGGAAAAACGAGGTACTCCGTATTGCCGACCTAGCAAACGAGTATCAAGTAAGACCCCTAAAACATCAGGTGAGATGACATCAGCTGAGAAGAAGTCACGTATAGCACAGAAAAAAAGTCTTGGTCAGCCAGCGGGTAAACCAAGAAGAGTAGCATCATTAAAACGTAAGAAAATGCAAAACGGTGGCTCAGTAGCTTCATCAGGAGTACGTAGATTGAAGCAAGCTAAAAAAGTTAGAACAAGGAAGAAAGCATAATGGCTACATCAGGAACAGCAACATTTAATATGGACTTAAATAATATAGTCGAAGAAGCGTTCGAGCGATGCGGTGCTGAACTTCGTACTGGATATGATTTAAGAACTGCAAGACGTAGTTTAAACTTACTGACTGCAGAATGGGCTAACCGAGGTGTGAATCTTTGGACTATTGAAGAAGGCTCAGTATCTTTAACAAGCGGAACTATTAATTATAATTTACCTGCAGACACTATTGACTTAATAGAACAAGTAATTAGAACAGGTACAGGGCAGAACCAACAAGATATAAATATAACCAGAATATCTGCTCCTACATACGGTACAATACCAAATAAGAATGCAACAGGTAGACCAATACAGGTTTGGATAAATAGACAAGTAGACCAGCCACAGATTAATGTTTGGCCCGCACCTGATACAAATAATTATACGTTTGTTTATTGGAGATTGAAAAGAATTGAGGACGCAGGGAACGGCGTTAATACTCAAGACATTCCATTTAGATTTCTACCTTGTTTAGTAGCAGGTTTAGCTTTTTACTTAAGCTTAAAAATACCCGGTGCTGGAGACAGAACACAGTTTCTAAAACAAGAGTATGAAGAACAGTGGAGTTTAGCTTCAACAGAAGACAGAGAAAAAGCCGATTTAAGACTTGCACCCCGTCGGCAATATTTGTAGGAGACGTTATGAAAAAGCTACTTAAAAAGCTATATTCAGCCGCTATAAAACATAAAAATAAAAAGTATATGAAGCTGTGGTTAAAAGTAATAAAGCTTTCATTAAAAGGAAAAAGAACACAGGTGGTTAGATAATGGGACGAAAGTATACGTCTGGTAAACATGCCATAGCAGAATGTGATAGATGTGGTTTTCAATATAAGTTACATGAACTAAAAGACTTATTTATAAAGACTACAGACACTAATATTAAAGTCTGCAAAGAATGTTGGGAACCAGACCATCCACAGAACATGCAAGGTATGTATCCTGTTGATGACCCACAAGCAGTTAAAGATCCAAGACCAGATAAAAACTTGGAGATACAAAGAGATTATCAGTATGGTTGGAATCCAGTTGGACTTAATAATTCACTTGCATTACCAGACATAGAGGATGATTTGGAAGGTACCGGCGGGGTTGGCACGGTTACTGTAACAACAACTTAGGAGTATAATATGAACAAAGATAGAAAAGGTTGTAACCATACTTACAAGCAACCAGAAGTGGTAGCAACACCAAACACAGCTGGGTATCCTGAAAAGGATGTTAAGACTGAAGGTGTAGTAACACGTGGTAATGGTGCAGCGACTAAAGGTACAAAAGCACGCGGCCCAATGGCATAAGGATAGGTAATGAACTATACAGAACTTGTAGCAGCTGTACAATCGTATACAGAAAACCAGTATAGCACTACAGATATAAATACATTTATACAACAGGCTGAACAAAGAATATATAATGCAGTTCAACTGCCTGACTTACGTAAAAATGTTACAGGTAATATGACAAGCGGTAATAAATATTTTAGTTTACCTAGTGATTGGTTATCTACATTTAGTATTGCTGTGATTAACGCTGATAATGAATATACATACTTATTAAATAAAGATGTAAACTTTATTAGAGAATCATTCCCTGATACAGATTCAGGGTTTTATGGACAACCACAATATTATGCAATATTCAGCGATACAACAATGTTGCTTGGACCTACTCCAGATGCTAATTACAATACTGAGCTTCATTACTATTATTATCCTGAGTCTATCGTTACTGCTACTAACACTTGGTTGGGTGATAACTTTGACAGCGCTTTATTCTATGGAAGTTTGTTGGAAGCAGCTGTCTTTATGAAAGATGATTCAGATACTGTAGCTTCGTACACAGCTAAATATCAAGAAGCTATGGCATTATTACAAAACTTAGGTGAAGGTAAAAACAGACGAGATGCTTACAGAAGTGGGCAAGAAAGGATACCAGTTAGATAATGAAAGAAATGAACTTTGGTGATTTACAGTTTGATGTAGTTACATCAGAAGCAGGACACGGGCATACGCCTGAACAAGTAGCGGAAATGGCATTAGCAAAGATTATATACGTAGCTCAAGATGCTAACCCGTTAATACGTGAGCAAGCAGAAGCTTATAAAAACAACATTAGACATGTTCTAGTGCAATATATGAAAAAGGCTATTAAGTCTAATCATACAACAATAGCGAATAAACTGCGTGATGCAGGACATTCAGATTTAATTAAAATTTTGGAGATATAAAAATGGCAATTACTCAAGCAATGTGTACGTCATTTAAAGTAGACTTATTGAATGGTATTCACGCTTTTGGTACTACAGTAGCTCGTGCAGGTACAACTGCTGACACTATGTACCTGGCTTTATACACATCATCAGCTACATTAGATGCGACAACTACAGCGTACACAGTTACTAACGAAGTATCAGGTACTGGATATTCTGCTGGTGGTCAGGCACTTACTACAGTTGCTCCAACTTCATCAGGTACAACAGCGTACTTAGATTTCAATGATGAGACATGGACATCTTCTACTATTACAGCACGTGGTGCGTTGATTTATAACTCAACACAATCAGATAAAGCTGTAGCAGTATTAGACTTTGGTGCAGACAAAACATCAACATCAGGTGATTTTACTGTAGTGTTTCCTACAGCGGATGCTTCTAACGCTATTATTAGAATAGCTTAATAGGGGGCTAATATGGCTCTTGTTGTTAAAGATAGGGTAAAAGAAACTACCACTACGACAGGCACAGGTACAATAACGTTAGCTGGTGCAGCGACTGACTACCAAGCTTTTTCTGCTATTGGTGATGGTAATACAACATATTACACTATTTCACTAAGTGGAAGTGATGAATGGGAAGTAGGACTTGGTACATACACTTCTAGTGGAACAACTTTATCTAGAGATACTATACTTGCGTCATCTAACGCAGGCAGTGCTGTAAATTTTTCTGCGGGAACAAAAGATGTATATTGTATATACCCAGCAGGTAAAGCTGTTTACGGAGATTCAAACGGAGATGTTACGGTTTCTGGATTTATAAGAGGTACAGAACTAGAAGCATCAAATGGTATAGTTACAAACAATGAAACTGTCAGCGCTAATTATACTTTTCCTACAGGATATAATGGAATGAGTGTGGGTCCTGTTACTATTGATAGTGGAGTTACAGTTACCGTACCGTCAGGACAACGCTGGGTAGTATTGTAAATGTTTTCTGATATTCCTTTTTCTAGTGCTCCATTTTCCTCACTAGGCGGAGTATCAATACAGGTAGCCGTTACAGGGGTTTCTGCTACAACTGCATTAGGAACCGCGACTGTTACTGCAGATGCAAATGTAAATGTTACAGGCATATTTGCTACAGGTAATATAGGTGATGTAACAATCACCGCAGATGCAAATGTAAGTGTTACAGGAGTAGCAGGAACTACAGCACTAGGTTCAGCCACTATAACCGCTGATGCAAATGTAAGTGTTACAGGTGAAGCAGGCACTACTGCACTAGGTAGTGTTACAGTAATTGAAGGCATTGGAGTCAATGTAAACGTTACTGGAGAAGTGGGCACAACAGCAGTAGGATCTGTTACTGTAGTAGAAGGCACTGGAATTAATGTAAATGTTACAGGCATTCAAGGCATTACAGGATTAGGTACAGCGCAAGTTGAAGCTGATGCAAATGTAGACGTAACAGGCGAAGAAGGAACTACAGCAGTAGGCACTGTTACAGTTATAGAAGGTGTAGGCGTTAATGTAAATGTAACCGGCAATGCAGGTACAACAGGATTAGGAAGTGCGACTGTTACAGCGGACGCGAATGTTCCTATATCTTTAACATCTAGATTAATAACTAATTTAGGAAATGTAACAGTAGTAGAAGGTTCAGGAACTACTGTAAATGTAACAGGAGTAGAAGCACAAGGACAAACTAATGTATTTACTCTTGTATGGGGTGAAATAGATACTAATCAGACACCAAACTGGACAGATGTAACAACAACACAAACGCCTAACTGGACGGAGATAGCAGCATGATAAAAATAGATGCAACTAAAAAAGCAGATGGCACAGTAGAATGTGCTTATGAAGTAGAACTTGAATGTTCACATTGTGGTATGAAAGTAGACGCTGAAGAATATAATTCAGGTACATGTTCCGATTGTGGAGAAGCTTGGAATGAAAAACGTCATACTAAAGTACATGCTACAAGTATTCCAATGGAAGGACAATCGAGTTAAAATAGCATAAAATCAAGGATAAATTATGGCAAGTACATATTCAGATTTAAAAATTGAGTTAATTGGTACCGGTGACCAATCAGGTACATGGGGCGTTACTACCAATACCAATTTAGGCACGGCGATAGAAGAAGCCATTACTGGCTCTGCCGACGTTAGCTTTTCAAGTGCAGACGTTACTTTAACAGCCTCTGATTCTAACGCTACTCAACCTTTTCGTAATCTAAGACTTAATCTAACAGGCACATCAGGTGGTGCTAGAAACTTAATTGTCCCAGCGATTGAAAAATTCTATATTATTAATAATGGGCTTGCAGATACTGTTACAGTTAAAAATAGTTCTGGTACAGGTGTTGCAGTTCCAGCTGGTAAGACTACTCTTGTATTTAATGATGCAACAAATGTAGTTAATGTAATTACAGATCTAGCTTCTCTTTCTGTTACTAGTGCGGATATTAATGGCGGTACTATAGATAGTACAGTTATAGGTGGAGGTACAGCTGCAGCAGGTACATTTACTAACTTAACATCGTCTGGGACTTTAACAGCAGCAAATGTAACAGCGTCAGGCACTATATCAGGTGCTGGAGTTACATCTTTATTTGCTTCACCCCCAGCAATCGGCGGAACAGCGGCAGCGGCGGGTACATTTACAACAGGTACATTTACAGGAATCACAATTTCTGGTGGAACACTAACAACACCAGCAACACTAACTTTATCTTCTAACGCAAGTGTAAAATTACCAACCGGCGGAACAGCTCAAAGACCAGGTTCACCATTAGGTGGCATGATAAGGTATAATAGTGACACAGATAAATTTGAAGGGTATACTACTACATGGGGTAGCATTGGTGGAGGCGCTACAGGTGGAGGCAGTGATGAAGTTTTCCAAGAAAATGCATTAACAGTAACAACAAGTTACACTATATCTACAGGAAAAAGTGCAATGAGTGTAGGGCCTATAACAGTAAATTCAGGCGTTACAGTAACCATCCCAAGCGGGCAACGCTGGGTTATATTATAGGAATATATTATGTCAATAACATTAAACGCGGATACATCTAGTGGCTTAGTAATGACATCGGATACGTCCGGTGAAATAAAACTACAGAGTGCTGGTGCAGACATTGCTACAGTAGATAGCAGTGGTATTACAATGGCAAGTGGTAAGACATTACCAGCAGCAGCATTAACTGGAACAGTGCCATCATCTAGTGTAGATGCATTATCTACAGCAAGTGGTTCTGCACCAAGTTACAGTGCAAGAGCATGGGTAAACTTTGATGGAACAGGAACTGTAGCTATACAAGACAGTGGTAATGTGTCTAGTATTACAGACACTGGAACAGGTCAATACACTATCAATTTTACAACTGCTATGCCTGATGCTAATTATGCA